GGCGTTCTTGCTGAGTAGGAATTGGAGCATGGCGAGTATTAGGCGCATATAAATCCTTTCGTAAGGTGACGCTTGCATTAAACCACGGCATTTTTTTAGCTGTCAACAAAAATAATGGCGTATTGCGTTTTATTTTGCCACGGTCTATTATGCACGCCAGAAAAGGAGATATACCCACATGCCAGCTAAACAGAGTCAGGAAGTCCGCAACGCAATGAAATTGGTAGACGACGGGATGTCGATCTATGACGCGGCGCACCAATCAGACGTATGGCCTTCGACGCTATACAGGGCGATTGCTGCGCGTAAGTCAGTGACCGCTAACAAAGGGAAAAAAAGAAAGTTAAAATAATTGTTGCGTTATGCGAATTGCTGATTTATTATTCACCCATGCCGCAACGGGCGGCGATAACGGGAGAAACGGAAATGAAAACGCTAGATCAAATTGCGGTCGGTTACAAAAGTGAAACGATTGATGGCCGCGACCTTTATCGCTTGGCTCAATTCATTCCTGAATCAAGGTTTGGTGAGTTTGGCTTGACGCTGAAGCCGGAGTTTGTGGGCAAGCATGAACACAAAGAATTCACCAAGGAAAACGTGCTGGCGCAACTGAAGTCAGACGTTGAGTTTGGATTTGAGAAGGCGCTAAACCAGCGCGGCATCTCGTCAAGCCTGATGGCCGAAGTCGTGCAGATGTGGAACTGGATTCTTGAGGACGGTCTTGAGGGCTTTGAAGAATACGCGCAATACGGTTTACCGCTATTTAAGGCAACGGCCATTAAGTATGGATTTAAAAATCCAATCGGCAGCGACCGCGGTAACGAAAGCAAATACGCCGCCTAGGGAGCCAGCCATGAGCGAACAGAAAACGCCGAGGACGGATTCGGCAACAATTACAAATCTCGGGAAAATTCTTGAACGCAAGGAAAATGCTAGCTATGTGCCCGTTGAATTCGCACGCACTCTTGAGCGATCCAACGCGGAACTGCTGGCGGCGCTTAAGGCTTTGATCGGTAACGAAGCTAATGCCGACATTCAACGCGCAAAAGCAGAACTGTTCCGCCTTGCGCCAGATATTCAATCAGCAGCTTTCTCCGCCATCGCCAAAGCAAAGGGGGAAGCATGAGCACTGACACGCCGAGAACGGACTTGCTGTTTGACAATTACGAGTTTGATATGAATGGCACAGACTTGCGCGACGGCGTTAGCCAGCTAGAACGCGAACTCGCCGCCGAGACTGAGAAGGTAAAGAGGCTGCGGGAGGCTTTGGAAAAACTGGTTGAGCGTAACTACCAATATAACGGCGTAGAGGCTCGCGCCAGATTTGGAAGCCACGACGAAGCGGTTAGCACCGTAAACCATGCCCGCGCCACACTGGAGGCCACCAAATGAACTCAGGAATTATTACAATTGCCGCAGTAATAATTTTTATTGCAGGCGCAGGATTTGGAGTTTTATTAAACAATTCCTCATGGAAAAACGATTGCCGTGAAATTGGCCATCATATTGCAGGTTACGATTCAGCAGGGAAGGCTATCGTATTTCAATGTAGGCCAGTGGAGGCAAAATGATAATCCGCTACCGCACCACCCTGCAAGACTACGCCGACCGCCGCAAGAAATTGGGGAAGCACGATGATGGCATAAGCGATACCGTCGAGGCACTGATGCAGGGGCTTGTTGTGGTCGCGTTTGGTCTGCTGATTCTCTGGATTGCGTTGGGGGCGGCATGATTACCTATCACGATACCGTCGAGCAGGGGTCAGAAGCATGGATGGCGTTACGCTGCGGATTGCTGACAGCATCAGAAATGAAACTGATCGTAACGCCGACACTGAAAGCCGCCAGCAATGACAAGGAACGCGCCCACATGTATGAGCTACTCGCGCAACGGATAACGGGCTACGTCGAGCCTAGCTATATATCTGACGGCATGCTGCGCGGCATGGAGGACGAAATAGAGGCGCGTCTGCAATACGCGAAAACATACGCGCCAGTCGAGGAAGTCGGATTTATCACGAACGATAAATGGGGATTCACTATCGGATATTCGCCAGATGCGCTCGTTGGCGACGATGGCCTGATTGAGTGCAAGTCGCGCAATCAGAAATACCAGATTATGACGCTGTGCAATTACGTCAGCGCGGACACGATTGACCCTGATTTTATGATTCAGTGTCAAACAGGGTTGCTGGTATCCGAGCGCAAATGGTGCGACCTCGTATCGTATTGCGGCGGGTTGCCGATGGCGACGGTGCGGGTGTTTCCGGACGAAAAGATACAGGCCGCGATACTGGATGCTGCGACGGCGTTTGAAAAGCGGTTATCAGAGGCTTACGAAAAATATCAGGGCGTGATTAAAGGCAATGCGCGACTGATACCCACCGAACGGAAAATTATTCAGGAGATGATCTAATGGGCGATATGCGAGAGGCGATTATTCCGAAGTCAGACCAGTTGAACGCGGACGATCTGATTGCCGGGGAAATGACGATAAAGATAACCGGCGTGACCGTCAAAGGCGGACAAGAGCAGCCGGTTAGCATCAGCTTTGAGGGCGACAACGGAAAGCCATACAAGGCTTGTAAGTCCATGTGCCGCGTGATGGTTGCCGCATGGGGGCCGGATTCGTCGAAATACGTGGGCCGGTCAATGACGCTGTATCGTGACCCTAGCGTTAAATGGGGCGGTATGGCAGTCGGCGGCATTCGTATCAGCCACATGAGCCACATCAACGGCAAGCAAACCTTGGCGTTGACGGCAAGTAAGGCCAACAAAAAACCCTTCACCGTTGAGCCTCTCGCCACGCCGAAAGAAGACCCCGAGGTTGCAACACTCAAAGCCGCCGGTGACATCGCCAGCAAGCGCGGAGTCGAAGGCTACACGACATGGAAGGATACACTTAACCCGGAACAGAAGAACAAGATTAAGCCTTATCACGGCGACTGGGTGAAGATTGCCAAGGCGCAGGACGAGTTACCTCCCCCCGAAGAAGATATCCCCGAAGCCGATTTGCCGATGTAGGTTGCCATGAAGAAAAAACAAGTACGATCCGGCGCGGTTATGTTCCGCGTCACCAAGGAAGAAAAGAAATTGATACAGGCGGCGGCGAAGGCAAATGGCTACCGTGTTCTCAGTGATTATATGCGGAAGGTGTTGTTTGGCAAATAAGGAAGAGCTTATAGACTGGCTTGAGGCTGAGATTGAGGTATACCGCGAGGAGTGCACGAATCGCCAGTACAAGGACTCATGGTCTGACTGGGACTGGAAAGCCGAGAACCATGCGCAATCTACCATGAACAAGCTATACGGGTGGGTGAAGTGGCTTAAGAGCCTCTGACACCTGCGCGGGTGTGTAAGAGTACGATGTGTATAATGTGTATGCTGTTACCTCTACCGATTTAGGATAGACATGGAACAAGAAATGTATTACGTTTTCGGGGATGGTTGGGCGATGGGCGTCTATATCATAAACCCCGCAATAAGGAGATAAAACATGGCCGGATCGGTAAACAAAGCAGTAATTATAGGAAATATCGGGAGCGATCCTGAAATAAAGACAATGACGTCAGGAGATAAGGTCGCCAACTTCTCTGTGGCTACAAGTGAGTCGTGGAAAGATAAATCCAGCGGCGAGAAGAAGGAACGCACACAATGGCACCGCGTTTGTGTATTCAACCAGGGCCTGATCAATGTCTGTGAAAACTATCTCAAGAAGGGCAGCAAGGTCTACATCGAAGGCCAGATTGAAACCCGCGACTACGAGAAAGACGGACACAAAGTCTACACCACGGAGATCGTTTTGCGCCCGTATCGCGGAGAAATTGTTATGCTCGATTCCAAAGGCGGTGAGAAGTCTGCACCGGCTGTTGAAGAAGAAGAAGAAGAAGTGGATATTCCTCTGTGATAACCATCACCCGCGAGGATTTGGAGAGTGTGCGGAAACGTTTGAAGTTTCTTAAAGAAATGTCGAACGTTCGCCAATTCACAAATGAGTTAGAAGAACTTAACCCCGATATTTTGGATGCCGTTACTGAATACGAGGAAGCCGCGCAAGAAGCCCTCGCCAAGATAGACGCGATTTTAAAGGAGAAAGAGTGATGTATTTGAAAGTCAGATTAAAGGGCGAAAGCGGAGA